GGAGCCGGCCGCCGGTGTGCTGCTGGACAACTGGTGGCCGGAACATCCGTGGTGGAGTGAGATGGACCCCTCCCACTACGCCAGAAGCCACCCTGACAGCCTGCCCCGCATCCTGAAGGGAATGGAGGTCAGGCTCGCCGCGAAAGCTAAGGAGCTCGGCAAGATCGTGCTGCTGAATGGAGAGGCGCTGACGGATCACCCATGGCCTCGCAGGTATTGGGAAAGCTTTGGCTGGCGCGGGACTTGGAACACTCTCGGCATTTGGAAGCGTGCCCAGCGCGGCGACTTCATCTATTGCTCAACAGGCAGTGCAGGAGATCGGTGGTTCGTGAAGATCGTGGGGAGCATGAAGCATTGTCCTGTCGGCATCGGCCTGCCTGATGGCGAGCGCCTGGTCGATGAGGCCGGCGAGCTGCGCATCCCGAGAGCGGAGGAGTTCTGATGGGTGATCGGAAAGAACCCACTCCGATACCTTTGGGTTTGAAGAAACCGCCGCCGCCACCGCCACCGCCACCAAAATACACTTCCCATCAGGCTGCTGGGGCTCGCCGCAAGAAATACGAAGCGCAGCAGCCCGGCTACATGGCCCCGCCCGAACCTTGGTCCGACCCTCCTCCGGATTGGTATAGGTGCTGCTGTACTGATGATGTTGAAGTCGGGAGTTATGACAATCAGCTATGGGTCCACGCTCCCGCACACATGCCGAAGGATAGCGGCTACTGCCTTGACGTCTGCGTAGCCGAGGAAGTGATGAGCCTGTGGCGGGCTGGCGTGAAAACTCTGGGCTGCTGCTGCGGGCATGGCGACCACAATCTAGCTTTTATTCAGGTGCCAGAGGAATTCCCGCTGGAGTGCCTGGGTTACGAGAGAACAGAAAAGCAGCCAGAGCAAGGGATAGGCTACAAGCCAAGGTTTAGGCCCATCGACGGTGAGCGGTGGAAATTCACTGAAAAGGAGGGACGCTAGGTGCGCTGGAAACTCCGACTCAAGGCCAGTTGGCCTGGCAGTCGCCCTCTCGTTGGAGTCAGCATCGTGGGCGTTGCTATAGCACTTTGCACTGGTCTGGCTGTCGAGACATGGCGGCGCCACTATCTCTGGGGGCTGGCCACGATCCTGGCCAGCCTCGCCCTGATCTACGCTGGCCTCTGGTTCGCCGAGCGCGCGCCAGGTGGGAGGACCCGATGACGGAGCAGAAGTTCTTCTCGCCCGAGGACCTGGCTCTACGCTGGGGGATCTCCCCCGGCACGCTTGCCAACTGGCGCTGCTATGGAGGGGGACCTGAGTATCAGAAGATCGGCGGCCGCGTTCGCTATTCAAAAAATGAAGTGATTGCATTTGAAGAGCGGCGAGGGCTGGACCGCCGGCCCCAGCATGAGTAGGAGGTGGCTCTGGGTGGCGTCTGTAACCACATGTATATCAACAGATAGGGCGCGGGTCCTTCCCATAGGCCTTCTAACGGTGGGTAAGGCGAGGTCGCTTAATTTCCAGTCCGGGCATTTAAATAACTGGTGGGCAATAACTTAGGGGCGCGGCGAGTGCATGAAAAAAAAGAAAAGCCAGAAGAAGGGGCTTTCAGTTCAGCAGTACGCGGCGCATCGGAAGGCGGAGGGGCTGCCCGGTGGCCATCGCAACGCCGTCTACAAAGCCCTCCGATCAGGGAGGATTGCGAAGAACAAAGCGGGGCTGATCGATCCCGAAAAAGCCGATAGCGCCTGGCGCCGCAACACTACGCCTCGCGAGAAGGGCGATCCTGAAAAGCGGAAGCGGAGCCGCCAAGTAGAAGACCAGGTCGAAAGCCAGGAATCGACATCACGGCCTGATGCTCTCGACCAGATGGCGCTCGGGCTGGAGGACCCGGAATCGAAAGCGGCCGCCTCGACCTCGAAATCAATCTGGCAGGCCAAGAACGCCAAGCTCGATTTCGAACTGAAGGCGGGAAAGCTGGTGGATCGTGAGGAAATCGAGCAGGCCCTCTTCAGACTTTTCCGCTCACTCCGTGATCGAATGATGAAAATCTCCCCACGCATGAGCGCCCATCTCGATGAAGAGGGGCAGCGCCAACTCGAACTGGAAATCCGAAATGCCCTCGAGCAGCTCAGCCGCGAAGTCGCTTCATCCCTCAGCCCGTGAGGTTGTCCTTCGAGCCTTTGTTGAGGGGATCACCCCTGAACCGGAGTTAACCGTCTCGGAATGGGCGGCCTCCAAGCGACAGCTGAAGGATGGAAGCTCTCCAGAGCCCGGCCAATGGCGCAACCAGCGGACACCCTACCTCGTCGAAATCATGGACGAACTAAGCCCAACTTCATCAACTCGCGAGATCTACTGCATGAAGGGCTCTCAGGTTGGTTTCACGGAGTGCGGATTGAACTGGTCAGGCTTCGTGATGGATGTGGCGCCGGGCCCTTTCATGTTCGTGATGCCGACCCTGAGTCTACTGAAGCGGACGAGTCGCCAAAAATTCGCGCCGATGATCGACGCGACGCCCAGTCTCCGCCGCAAGGTGGTGGAGAATAAGAGCCGGAAGGAGGGCAACACGACCTTCTACAAGGAGTTTCCCGGGGGCTTCTTCCAGGCGGTGACCGCTGGCTCGGCCAACGAGCTTCGGAACTCGACCATCCAAAACCTCTATGGCGATGAAATCGAAGGCTGGGAAGACGATGTCGATGGAGAGGGGGACCCTTGGGAACTCGCCTACCGCCGGACTGCCAACTACAGCCGCACGCGAAAGGCGTTCGGAACCTCGACGCCGGGAGAGGAAGAGACCTCACGTATCGAGCCGCTTTTCCATCGTGGTGACCAGCGCTACTACTACGTTCCCTGCCCGGAGTGCGGGACCTATCAAACCATCACATGGTCGAAAATCGAATGGCAGAAGAAGAAAGACAAGGAAGGGAGAACGGTCCATCTGTTTGAAACCGTTCACATGAAATGTGAGGAGTGCGGGGCCAAGATTCCGGAGCGCAAGAAGAGCTTCATGCTTGAGAACGGGACTTGGGTTCCGACGGCCGAGCCGAAATCTCCCTACATCAGGAGCTATCACCTGTCCGCCCTGTACTCGCCCTACGGCTGGTTCAGCTGGCAGGAGGCAGCAGAAAAGTTCGTGGAGGCCGAGCAGAAGAAGGATCAACGCCTTCTCAAGGTCTTCGTGAATACAGTATTGGGCGAGACCTGGAAGGGCAGCGGCGAGGGAGTGAGCCACGAGGGGCTGCTCGAGCGACGCGAGAAATACAAGACTCCAGTTCCCCGCGGGGCCGTCGTCCTTACATGCGGCGTCGACACCCATCCTGATCGTCTCGAGCTCGAGGTCGTCGGCTGGGCCCGAAATCGCGAGAATTGGAGCATCGACTATCGAGTGATCCCTGGGGACCCTGATGAGGATGAGGTCTGGGAAGAGCTGGACCAGATCCTCGAAAGGAAGTGGAAAACCGCCTACGGAACCACGCTGCAGATCGCGGCCACCGCGGTGGACACTGGAGGCCAGAACACGCGCTCGGTCTACCTTCAGGTCCGCAAGCGCCGGCACCGGCGAGTCTACGCAATCCGCGGGGTTGGCGGCGCCGGCCTTCCGGCCATCGTCAAGCACACGCCGGCCCGCACCGGCCGCGCGAACCGCCCGGTGGACCTCTGGTCACTTGGCGTCGACGAACTCAAGGGCACGATCTATCGAATGATCGAAGTGAAGGACAAGGGCGCCGCCTATTGCCATTTTCCCCTGAAGAGCAAGTACACCGAGGAGCACTTCAAGCGACTCACTGCTGAGAAGACGAGGACGAAGTTCGTCCGTGGTCGCCGGAAGATCGAATGGTATCTCCCCTCGGGCCGGCGAAATGAGCAGCTCGACAACCGAGTATACAGTCTCGCCGCACTCATTCTCTTGGATCCTGATTGGGATGTCCTTGGGAAAACAATCAAGGTGAAGCAGAAGGCAGCCGCCCCGAAGGCGAAGAGTCGTGGGAAAAAGCGTAACTATGTGACGGATTACGAGAAAAAGTTGTGATGTTCCGTGAACTTCCGTGATGTTCCGTGAACTTTGAAAAAAAACACCCCCTAGGCAAATGAGCTCAAATCTCCCTAATGGGGAGCATGAGCTCGATCCCCACTCAAGAACCTCTCGTCATCATCCAGGGACAATCCGTCACCTGGAAGCGGACTCTATCGGACTACCCCGCCGACGAGGGCTGGGCGCTCACCTATCACCTGGTCAAGCCGGGCACGAAGCTCTCAATCGAGACTACCGATGATGGCGCCGGCGCACACCTAGTTTCAAAGGACAAGACCGCAACCGCCGCCTGGCCGGACGGCCGCTATCACGCGCAGGGTCTCGTGGTCAAAGGTGATGAGGCCCACGTTGAATTCGAAGGCACCTTCCAAATCAAGAAGGGATTCGCGGCCGTTGAGGACGGTCTCGACGCCAGATCCCACGAGGAGAAGGTCCTCGACGCTCTCGAAACGGCGCTTGAGAGCAAAGCCAGCCTGACTCCCGACCAGCTGAGCATCTCCGTGGATGGAGTCTCCATCGGGCGGATGACCTGGCGCCAGCTCCTGGAAGCGCGGGACGAGTACAAGTCTCGGGTTGAGGCCGGGGTGTCGGAGGACGATCAGGCCCGCGGCGGCGGTCCGCGTCGCGTGAGGGGGTGCCTGTAGATGGATCCCCTGGCCCGTATCATCAACGGAGCGCAGAGCGTCGGCCGACAAGGAATCCGAAAGCAATTCGGTCGAAGCCTCATCGCTGCTAGGCAGAGCCACCTCGAGTTCAGCTGGGGCGCGACGATCGTCTCATCCGATGAATTCGTTAAGCGCTACCTGCGCAAGCTGGTCGCCCGGAGCCGCGAGGCGACGGTCAACTATGAGCATCTCCAGAAATATCACCGGACGATCCAGGCCAATGTCGTCGGTCCCTCGGGAATTCAGGCAATTCCGAAGTTCGTAGACGATGGCCCGGATAAGGCCCCCGACAAGCTCGCCAACCAAGCCGTGAAGGAGGCGTGGGAAGAGTGGTGCGAGCGCGGGAATTGTGAGGTCACGGGCCGCCTGAGCTTCACCGGTGTTCAGGGTGTCTACATGAAGACCGTCCCCGAAGACGGTGAGTTCCTCGCCCGACTCGTCTACGACAGATCTTCCAGATTCGGACTTCGGCTGCAGCTGCTCGACACGCAGCTCCTTCCGGTTGACATGAACGTCGCCGAGCATACAAACGGCAACCGAATCGTGATGGGTATCGAGCTCAATCCCTGGGGACGACCCGTTGCCTATCACATCCGGCAGGAGAAACCTACCGACACGAGTTGGAATCACGCCGGCGGCCACTACGAGCGAATCCCAGCCGAGTTCATCATTCACGAGTTCCTTACCGAGCGCGTGGGCCAGAAGCGCGGGCTTCCATGGGCAAGCTCAGCGCTCGCCAGGATCCGGATGCTCTATGGCCTCGACGAGGCCGTGCAGACCAAGACGCGGATCGGAGCCTCTACGACGGCGGTCGTGACGGCGCCTGAGGGGAAATGGAAAGGTGCCGGCGAGGAAGATGAAGACGGCTGGGTCAATCGTGAAATCATCCCCGGCGAGTACCTGGTCCTCCCGCATGGTGCTGAGCTTACAAAGTGGGATCCTGAGTCGCCGAAAGGCGAGCTTCCACTCTTCCGCAAGGCGATGATCCAGACGATCGCCGCCGGCCTCGTGATGAGCTATCCCACGATCTCAGGCGACCTCGAGGGCGTGAACTTCAGTTCGATCCGTCACGGCGCGATCGAAGAACGCAGAGTCTACCAGTGCCTCCGCGAAGGCCTGCTCATCCAGGGTCTTGTTCAGCGCGTCTACCGCGCCTGGCTTCGTGCCGCCCTCCTGCTCGAAGCCATCACCATCCCCACGAAGAACGGTGGCAGTGCACCGCTTTCTCTCGAGCGTGAGAGAAAATACTGGAATGTCCGCTACCAGGGCGCTGGCTGGGAGTACGTCCGACCCCTCGAAGATGCCGCCGCCTGGGAAAAGATGGTGATGACATTCCAGGCCAGCCCGCAGGAAGCGATCCGGGCCCGTGGCGGCAATCCGGATGTCGTCCTTGAAGAGTGGGGGGAGTTCCTGGGGCGAATGCAGGAACTCGGAATCGACTACTTCGGCGCGAACCGCGGCGCCGACAACCTTCTCGTCGCGGCTCTCTTGGGTGGGGAGAGCGAAGAAAAGGAGCCAGCACGGTGAAGCCAGCAAGTGATCGAAAAGGGTTTTGGAGGAAGATCGGGAAAGTCGGAGTTCTGTCCACAGTCCTCGGGGCCCTGACTCTCCTCGGCGGGTTCTCTGGCGCGACATGGACCGTTAGTAGCGCAATCAATACGAAAGCTGATCGCACCGAAGTCAAAGCGGTCGAGGAGTGCATCAACACGAAGGCGGATCGTTCCGA